TGTACACTTTCATGCGACCATTCAAAGTACCAGCAAATGTGTTACCTGTATCGTCTACATTCAATGTGTTTGAAGCAAGTACTTGTGAGTAGTCTAACATGCCTGTAGCAGCTAGAGCAGAAGCAACGTCAGATGAACATACCATCACGTTACCTTTACCTCTACGAGTATCTTTTGCGATTTGGTTAGCTTCACGATCGATTTGGATGCCGAGACCTTTGAATTTCTCTGCAGACCAACGACCATCAACATCAGAATCAAGGTTGATAATACCTTTCTTAGCGATCTGAGCTGTTTGAGCACCAGGCTTAGCGTGAGCGTTAATCACACGAATGATTTCGCGGTTGATTTCAGCTAGGATCTCAGTTGACAAGATGTTTGCCAATTCTGATTCAGCATCCAACCCGTGGATTGCTTTAAGATCCTGAGCAAGCTCTAATGAGTACTCAGCTTTTAGAGCACGTGACTTTGCAGTCACAGTTTGACGCTCAATGCTGAATGCCATTTCTGCGAAGTCTGTTGAACCTTGTGAGCCAAGAGCTTCAGCAGAGTCTGTTGCCATAGCAGAACCAAATGTTGGACCTGTACGATCACCGCCAGAATCAAGACCGTCAAGTCCTGAACCGTCAGTTGACTGAGCAGCACCACCTGATGGTGTAGTTTGTGTACCAGAAAATGTTGTGTCTGCTTCGTTGTAAAGAGCCTCTGTACCACCTTGTGATGTGTACTTTGACTTCATTGCAAAGATAAGACCTGTTGGGCCATTCATAGGCTGTACAGATGCTAGATCGTGAGCAATTAGGTTTGGAGCAGCACGACGTACTAGGCTGATCAATACTGGATCCCAGTTATTGATTGAAGCGCCAGTTGAGTTTGTTGGTGCAGCTTCGTTAAGTTGAGCACGCTCTTCTGTAAGAGCACGTTCAGTATTTTCCAACAGAGCGGCAGTTACCTGCTTCCGATGGTTGTCTTTAATGGCGCCAGCTGTTTCTTCATTGAGAACTGGGGACCATTTTTCGACCAAGTTAGAATAAGATTCCATCTCTTGGATCTCCCTTATTTAGTTTGTTTTCTGATTGCTGACAAATATGTCGCCATTGTTGCAGAAACTTCTTCTGTATCAGCTTCCGCGTCAACGTCTGTTTCTTCAGCAATGGTTGATTCCACAGCTGGCGCTGCAAAATGAGCTTCTTTGACGGTAGCCACTTTCTTAGCGAAAGTTTCTTCGTCTTCGAAATCGATAGATTCGACAAGACCTGCAAGCTTCTCAGCTTGTGTATCAGGAAGATCTTTAGCCGCTTCAGCTACAATAGCTGCACGTTGAAAATCTTCAATTGCCTTGGCTTGTTCTAGCGCTTCTTCAGTACGAGCGTTAAGAGCTTCTTCGAGTTCTTCGACTTGCTCAGATAGTTCGTCGACTAGGTCGATTTTGCTTTCTGGCACTTCGATGTAAGACTCTGTGAATACATCTTTTAGCTTGTTCATGAAAGTTTCAGCGATTTCTGTACGTAAGCCAGTTTGAACTGCTAGCTTGTTGTCTTCCATCCACTGCTCAACTACGTAGTTTAGGTATGAATCTACTTTTTCTACGAGGTCAGATTTTGTTGTTGCAATTTCCTCAGCAAGCTCGTTAGCATAGTTTTCTTCGAGTTTTTCGATTTCTTCTGCTAATTTTGCTTTCATTGCTGATTCAAAGATGATTGTAGTTTTTTCTTTGAACTCTTCTGATAGAGTTGCTTCAGATTCTACTAATGCATCAAGTTCGCCTGCATAGTCATAAGCAACTTCTGGGTTTTCCATGATAGCTGCGTCGTTGTCTACATCGACGTCATCTTTCATCATCCCATGATAAGCTGCTGTAAGCTGAGCTTTATTCATTTTGCTCTGCTTTAGATACATGGCTTGCAACATACCTGCTTTTGTTTTCGGCATCGGCATATGTGTACCCTGCTTAGGTGCTGGCTCTGGAGCCTTTGCTGTTTTACCAGCTGCGCCTTTTACAGATGCAACAGATGCTTGTTCCGCATTTTTAGGGTCGTGAGCTTCTTCCACAACGTCCTCGTCATGGAGATCTGCTTCTGTGACCTGATTTTCTAGATCAGACATGCTATTCTCCTTACATGCTCTTTTGTTTGAGTAACGAGAGGAAATTCTTATACTCACGAACCTGAGTCTCATAGAGATCAGTACGTGGAGCTTGCTTAATTTCAGTCTCCATTTCTTCAATTGCCCTGGCTTCGATAATGCCGTTATTCCAAACCCAGTCTACACCTTCCATAATTCCATTAACGAAAGCATTCGGTGCTGATGGATCTTGTACGATATCAACCGTATTAAGAATAAAATCGTCTTTGACGACTGCTGTACCATTACGTTGCTCAAGACTTCCCATACCACGAGTTGACACGCCTAATTGAACACCGCCCTCAAGCAAACCTTTTACGATCTGTCCCATAGGAGTATCCAGTACTTGTGCCTTACCCATCACATTATTACCCTCAAATTGAAGATCGGTAATTAGATGGGATACCTTATCTAAATTAACTGTTGGGCCTTCCGGATGGTTAAGCTCTCCAACAGCTCGTTTAGTTTTAACTTGATCAGTGACATATTTGTCAACTGCTTTTTCTAATATCGCTTTAGGATAAATTCGTCCATTACGGTTCTTTGATTCGGCCATAGCAAAAACACCCTCGATGAGATATTTCTTCGAGCCGTCTTCTTTTTTCTCTACGATGCATTGTACATCGCTTTCATTGTATTCCGTAATAAGTTTCATTTATCTTATACCTGTGATAATTATGTTACACTTATTTATAACAAATTAATCTTCTACTTCCATTTCCTCTTGATCAGTATCTGAAGTATATTCTTCCGCCCCATCATCTAGGTCATCTTCGTATTCTTCATCATCGTCTTCAAGGTCTAATTCCATTTGTTCTTCATCAGGTGGCTCTGCACCATTATAAACTTGTTGAGCTAATGCCACTTTCTCGGCATCTAATGCATCATTTAGCTTATCACCTAATAAATCATTGAATGTTGACTGTGCTCCTGCAAAATTCTTTTGTAGAATATCATCAACAAATGTTTGCATAGGATTAACCTCAACTTCAGGTTCCATTACTTCGGCTTCATCGTTCATTATCATCTCCTTGATTATCTGGTTCTTCCTCATTACCGACTTCACCAGCTTTTAATTCACCATCAATTTCTTTCTTAATTCTTTCTATATCATCATCATCTAACATAAGAATATTTTTCATAGCCCATTCTTTTGAATAGTATATACCAATATAGTTCTGAGCTAAATCCATAGTCTGTAATCTCTCACGGATTAGTTCAGCATCTCTGAGTTCAGCAAAATGATTGTCATGCGCATATTCAACAACTAAATCATTTTCCCATTCTTTCCAATCTTCTTCAGCTATAATACCTTTTAATATAAGCTGTTTACGAAGAATATCTAAGAAGAGAGCAGAGAATCTACGACGTAGACGCTCAACAAACTTCTGGAATTTTAATTCATCTCTATTGATTTCTGTAGATCGACCAAGTATATTCGCTGATTGATCTTGCTCAAGACGTGAGATAGGTACATTAAGAGATTTATATAAACGTTTCTGAAAATATAAAATATCATCTATTTGGCCAAGGTTCTCACCACCTGGCAACGTACTAATCTCGGTTCCTCTACCACCTTCTTTTCGTGGTAGCCAGAAATCTTCAAGCATTGACATATGTTTACGATCATCTTTGAGTTTACCTGTTGTGGCATCATATACTAACTTATTTCTATATTGAGTCATGATTTTCTTCATGTACTCTTCAGCTTTACCAGTTGGCATATTACCTACGTCGATATAAAAGATACGACGTTCAGGTGCACGTGCAAGACGATAGATGACCAATGAGTCTTCCATCATTCTTAACTGGTTAAGTGGCTTTAATGATTTCTGAAGATATGATATTACTCTCTTACGATCTTGGTCTAATAGACCAGATGTAACATAACTAACGGCATCTGTTGTAAGTTTAACACCGGTTTTAGTTTGACCTGGTTTCTCTTGGTAAATAAAATGCTCATCAACCTTTTCAATTAATTCAGCACCTGTAACCGGGTCTTTTTTCTTTTTAATCTCTTTTACTTTACGAATCTTCGTAGCATCGATAGGACGGATATCTTGAATACCCATTTTTATATTCGCTTCGTTAACTACTAGATGATGATAAATTCGACCGTCTACATACCAGCGACGGAAAATGTCATGCCCTAATTCATTGAACTTGAGCATTACAGCAATGTTTTCAAATTCTTCTGTAATATTCTTTTTAATTTTATCAGATACTTCAACGTTATCCATATTGAGTGTAACTGTTGAACCATCATTTGCAATTGAAATAGATTCGTTTACAATGTCTTCAATTGCCGCATCAACTTCAGGATGCATAGCAACACCACGATATTGCTTAATCTTTAATACATTATCTTTAAATTCGTCACCGTCAATATTAACATATTGACCGAAGTGAGATCCGGATGCAGTTACGTAACCTGCGCCATCCTCATCAATGGGCGGTACAATAGAATCCATCTGATTCTTTTTAGAAGGCTTGTCTTGCTTTCTACGTATTTCAAATCCAAATAATGTAAATCCGTTATTCTCTGCCATATTCTTACCTACAAAAAATAGTTTAGCAAAGGGCCTTTCGGCCCTTCACATATTATTTATAACTTCTTACGAAGTGGTATTTGACTCCCAATATTGGTATGCAAATACGCATGC